CTAAAGATGTGCGGGTCAGAGACGGGCACCACGTCGGTGTTGCGTGAAAAGTCTTCTCGGTTGATTTCCAAGTCGGCAACAATCTCACCTTTTTGCATCTCGTCCAAGTGCCAGCGATTCAAGCGGCAAAGGATTTTGAGCACACGGGCTTGGGACTCGTGTAAACGTGCGTGGATGGCGCTGAACACCGCGGCACCCTGCTCAATCAAGGCTTGGGTGGTGCCCACGGGTGCGTTGTTGTTAATGTCGGCAATCTTCTCTTCGCTGGTGCTTACCACGCCTTTGGCGGCCGTATCCAGCCAGCCAAGCAACTGAAACAGCACTGCGCTAGGCGGGTTGAACGGCATAGGCATGGCGATCTGACGGATGTCGTTCACGCCGGGTGCGCCTTCAATTTCTACGATCTGCGTGACATCAACTTGTTGGCTTTGACCGCTGATCTTCGCTCCTTTGAGCTTGAGCATGGTCGCAGCGTTGTTGATGTGCGCAGAGTCTAAAAGAGCACGTAAAGAGCCAGTAAGAGCAGCAGATAAGCCACCGATAAGATGAGGCAAACCAATAGCATATGCGCCCCTCCAAGGGATAAATTTGAACTCGACAATCCAGTCCAGCTTGGTCATCGTCTTGTCTTGCTCTTCCCAATTTCGGTACAAGCCAAGGACTTCGTTGTCCAGCTCGTCCAGCATCAGGATGTAGGGTGCCATCTTGCCTTTGCTGTACTTGTCCTCTTCCAGCTCAAGCCATGTGTAGATGTGATAGACCTTACGCACGCCATCTTCGTTGTCTTGGCCATTGCGGCCTTCGATCTTGTTGTTGGCTTGCTCAGGCTTGGTGGGATCAGGGGCTTGCGTCGAGCGGACAACGTCCACGTCTCTGTACATGCCGCTGGCAATGCGTCGATTGAACTCCCAATGGGTGATCTCATGCACTTCCGTGGCACGCTGTGCCGTGTAGAAGTTGCTGGCCGCAAACGGGATGATCACTCGGTCAATTGGCAAAAACTCAACGCATGGACGTTTTTTCTCTTCGTCAAACCACAGCTTGAAGTATTGTGAGCCGCCCAATGGCAATTGGGTCAGCAACTGCTCTTGCTCGTCACGGAACTCTTCGATCTGCTCGGTGAGCTGCCAGTTCATGAAGTCACGTTTGCGCTCAGAGCGCTCAGCCTTGATGTCGTCCATCTTGCCCAGAATCTTGGTGCGGACGGGACCATCTGGCGGGAACATCTCTTTGATGGCGCGTGCGGCAAAATCCACACAGCCTTCAGCCATAGCGGGGTGCACCACCTTGCTGGCGCCCATAAAGGTCGCGCCGCCGGGCGCGTCGTTGCCCATGCCAGTACGCTTCAGACCCTCTTCATACTTCTTGTCTCGCTCTTCACGTGCGTCTTTGTCTTTCTTGACCAAGTCGGTGTAGCGCATACCCAAAGACGACAAAGCATAGTTGTCGTACTCTTCAGCCATGTTGGCGTAGAAGTCTGGGTTCTCTTCGGGGCCTTCTTCTGTGAAGTTAACAATGGCCGAGCCGTCGGGAAGCTCCTCGATGTCGGTATCAATGTCAGGCATCGTGACGTCCGCACTGCCGTCTTCGTTTTCGACGATGTCGGGTTGGTTCAGTTCATCCATCATTTAGCCTTCTTTGAATTTTTTGTTAAAGCAAGACGCATAGTGTCGAGATTATCCGTCACTTTGCTGCCTTTCTTGTAACCCAATATTTTTTTCCTGCGCTTGAGGTACACAGGCATGACTTTGTCCAACCACTCTTGGTCAAACTTCTGCACGGGTTGAGACAACTCAAACGCACGGCGATCGCCTGCCTCGGGTGCATTGAACTCGCGGCGTTGTTTGTGGAACTCGGGGAAAAACTCTTTGGTTGTCATCAAGGGCTGTGCGTGCTCTGGATGCAACGCTCCGACGTACTCGCCACCAATGACCGATGGGTATGAGTGGTGAGGATGCACTGGAGTTTCAACTTGGCCGAAGTCAGGACGGAAGCGGCCAATGCTTGAGCCGACAAATTCCTTGCCGGGTTCATCATGGCGCATCAAGTTGGGATGTTGCACAGCCAACCGCGCCATTGCAATCTCAGGGAATCCTGCTTCTTGATATGGATCGGTTGCCATACGCTCAACAAAATGCTTGCGCAACTCTCCAGAGCCGGGAGCACGGAGCATGTCGTGCAGCTCTTCGTGCATCACGCCGGGGAACTCGGGGTGTTGGGCACGCATCTCTTTGTTGAAAGTGTTTTGTGCTTTCTTGGTGATCTTGGCATTCTTGACCAACTCAGCCAGCACCTCAACAGGCATGTGAGAGAAGTCCACGCCAGTGTGGGACATGGATGTGTGGATGCCATAGACAGGCTCACCATGCTCTGACACGCGCTTGGCCTTCTTAGTCAGGTGGCTGATCTTGCCTTGGGCACTTGCCCAAATTGCACGCTTGGCTGGGTCTTCGTGTTGGTTGGCACGCATGTAGTCGTGGCCGCCTTCCAGCTCCACGGGCTGGTGGAACTCGTGACCTTCGGCACCAGTGAGCAGACGTCCGGCCATTGACGAGTCGCCAATGAATGGGATGCCGTAGCCACCAACCAAGTCTTCAGGCGTGACCAGCTTCTCTTCAGCCATTTTCACTTTTGGGTTTGGGGCTGTGGTGAATGAATATTCACCGATGGGCTTTTTTAGCTTCTTGCCTCCGCCGACACGGTGGTACAGCCCAAGCAATTCGTTCTCTGCCTTGCTCAGACGTTCGCCAGCAAGGTGACGCTTGAGCAACTGCATGTACATCTCGTGCGAAAGCTGGGGTTTGACGTCACCACCGTCCTTCATGCCTTGAGGCTGCTGAGGCGGTGTCATGGCGTTCATGGCCTGCCCTTGGCGCGTCATCTGCAAGATGTTGCTGGGTGGCTGCTGTGCGGGGCTGGATGCGCCTGCACTAGATGGTTGGCCGCCTTGCTGCGGTTGGTTCTTGGTTGGGTCAAGGTTGGGTTGGGCTTGCATCAATTGCATACCGGGCTGCATGGCGTTCATGTCTACACCGCCCATACCGTCTTGGCCGCCTTCGTTCACATACACCTTGGTGTCAAGCTGCGGTGCTTCTTGTGCGCCAACTGACTTGAGGTCAGCCGCAGGCACAGCAAACTTGTTTTCCATCAGCGCTGTGCGCATTTGATTGACTGAGGGCTGCACTGTGCCTCCTATGGCTTTGTGGATCATGCCGCCTTCTTTGTACAGTGGCAGGCCGTTTTTGAGAATGTCTTGACGCATTGGCTCAGTGATGGGGAAGTGGTGGAGCGGGGTAGCTGCCATCTTGCGGTGGCTCTCCACGTCTTCTGGCTCGTGCTCTTCGGGTAACTCGGGGATGTCATGCAAGGGCTGGCCATGCAAGTGAGTCTTGATGCCGTACTTCTTGCCAATGGCGTTGAGGATGTTGGGCACCTTCTTGTCGTAGAAGCCCTTCATTCCTTCGCCACCGACTTGCAGGTCAACATTGGGGAAGGTGTAAATGCCAGTTGATCCAGCGCGGTTGCCTTCTTTGTTCATGATCTTTTCGGCCATCTCTTTGCCGACATGAGATGCCAAATCTTCAGGCGCAATTCCCGCTGCAAGCGACTCAAAAGTTCCGCCGCCTTTGGGGACATATCGCAGGTGATATTTGTCGCCTTTTTTCTCGTAGGACAGCGAATCAATGTGCTTGGCCAAGCTATAGCGGTCAGCTTGCACGTCGCCGGGCGTCACCACCAAGCCGTGGTAGCCCTTCTCGGCTGCATGGTGCATCAAACGCTTGAGTGCCATCTCTTCCCAGTTCTTTTTGAATGGGGCGTCTGGAACTGCATCTTTTTGTTGTCTTCCAAAGTGCTCAAGATTGTGCATTTGGCTATTCAATTCAAGTAGCTTTGGAGTGATGCTATTTGCCTCTTCCATTAAGCTGTCAAACCTTGGTCCAGCATCAGGTTCTTGTTTGGCTTGCTCATGCAATTGACGACGGCGTGTCTGAAGTTCTTCAAAAGCACTTTTTAATTTTTCTATTTGCTGTAATTTTTGTTCTGCATTAGGGTCTATGTAACCCTTATCGCGTCCCTGTTGGTGCCAATCGGACTGCAACTCTTCAAGGTGCAACAGCTTCTCACCGTTGGGGCCAGTGCGATCTTTGAGGCGCATACTGGCTAAAATGTTCTTTTCACCACCAAAGTGAGCATGCACGCCGGGGAACTCATCTCCGCCTTTGGGAGCTTTGATCAGCATCTCTCGGTAACGCTCTCCGCCCGGCAATGTGTACTGGTCATGGGCAGTTGGGTTTTGATTCAGGTCTGAGTATGTGTTGCGCCATATCTGATCCCAAATGGTTGGACGGTTTCTTTTGATGTTGTTGGCGTAACCTTCCAGCTCTTGCTCAATTTCCTTCTTGCTATAACCCTGAGACTTCAGCTCTTCAGCTTCCGTTTTTTCAAGTTTTTTCCTAACCGCCTTTTCGACATCGTCGGCGGTTGGATTGTTCAAAATCTTTTCACGGATGGCTGGCGCTGGCTTGGCCGCCAAGTGGGTCAAGAACTCTTCATGCGTCATGCGTGGCGCATTCATCAAGCCTTCAAGGTTGCGTTCTTTCAGCTCGGTTGGCTTGACGCCGGGCAACGCCATCAGCTCCTTCAGGAACTCTGAGCCTGTGCCGACCTTGCGCTTGAGCGCTTTAGCCCCCAAGTCCAGTGCCGAGTAAAACGGCTTACCTTTTCCGATGAGGTCTTTCATAGTGGGCGCTCTTCTATTTCAAGGTGGTGGGCGTGGGTGACTTTGCTGTTAGGCTTATGGTGTACGTGCTCTTCTGCTATCCACTCTTCAGGTGCGATTAAACCACCTCGGGCAAATCCATAATTTTTTTTCTTAAATGGCTGTGCTCTAGGCAAGTCAGACAAACCAGCCTCTTTGTTGATCTTCTCGACTTCTTTGTCTGTCAATACCCGATTGACTTTCATTGAGCCACCGATCAGCCAATTGCCTGTCATGTTGGGGTTAGTTTTATAACGGTAGTGCCCACCCATTGGGATTTGATCGGTGATGTGCGCCTTGACTGGGATCAGCTTGCCTTGTGCGTTGGTGCCGCGCTCATTGGCGATTGATTGCCAGTCCACATCGTTTGGCATCTCAACTTCAGCCCACGCATGGTTTGCTGGGCGCGTGTCTGGCGCTGTCAGGGATGGGTCAGACTTCTCTCCGATGTGAGTTGCGATTGGCAAGTCGCCAGCGTGCCAGCCGGGACGATATGCAAGGTCGCCAATTTTGGATTTGACCTTGCCGTTGCGCATCTCGCCCTCTTTGGCATTGATCCACTTGCCCATCTCCACTGGAGTGTTGGCGTCAACAAACAGAGGAAACAGCTTGCCGGGATGATCTTTGTGCACGCGAAAAAGTTTGTATGCTTTCACGGTATTCTTTGGTTCCTTGGCTTTTGGTATGCCACCCTTGTTCATCAGCGCAAGTCGCATGGCGTCCATGTCTCTGGTGTTATGACGTGCATGGATGCTGCCACCATGAGCTTCTCCACCCGGTGAACCTGAAGAATCACCGCTGGGACCAGAGACGCCACCAGATGGACCATTTGATCCAGAGTCCCCTGGGCCGTTGCTTGCGGCGGCCGCAGCGGCGGCAGTTGCATCGCTTGATGAATCCAAACCGTTTACAGCATTGGATGCCGTGTTGTCTGGTGAGTTGTCGCTCGCAATTGCAGCAGCAACTGCCGCATTGTTTTCTTCTTCAGTGAGCGATGGGTCTTGAGATGGAGATGGAACTGAATTTAAACCAAGAACATTGGAAATCATATTCCCAATAGACATTTGGCTAATAACGCTTAATACACTGTTGACGTTGTTGACGGCATTATTAAAGTCTTCTTGCGTCGCTGTGGTGTTGGGTGCTGAACCCGGACCACCAACTGGTCCAAGGAATGGATCAGTCTCTGACAATTGAACCAGTGGAGCTTGGGTCAATGCGCCGCCCGATGCCTTCTTGACAATGGGTTGGTAGATGGGCTGTGGCTGAGGCACGCCGTGCTGTTGTTCTAAATTGCTAATGATCTTCTGCTGTTGCACGAATGGTTTGTTTGCTTCAACCATCATTGCTTTGAGACGATCCAGCTCGGCTTGTCGTTCAGGTGCCATGTTGACCTCAATGGGGGAAATTGCCGTCATTATGCCTTCGCACGCCCTATACGTCTACAGCAAGGTGTTGTAAGTTTCATGCAAGTTTGCTCGGTTCAACCGACTAAACGGCATATGGGTTGGTCAACTGGGAGCGCTTGTTGAAGTCCAAGGCATCGATGACGTCCTCTGGATCGTAGTCGTCCCGCGGTGGTGCGTCGATGCTGATCCAGCCACCATCACGCAGGTATCTCAAGCCTTGGCTGATGCAGTCCACAAACTCGTCGTGTATTGTGCCTTCGGGGAATGAGCATATCTGGCTGACCATGCCCTCCGCCCAGTCACGCACGAATCCCTTCTTGACGCCAGACTCTGGCACCCACACTCGGCCAGCTCTGATGATGTTGGCCACGATGGACAGCCGCTGTATCTTGTCAGCCCTGCCGGGGTTGTAGGCATGGACGGGCAGGTGAGCTTGGTGCAAGTCTTGGATCAGGCTGATGCCTGCGCTCTTGTCCTCCACCAGCAGCAAGTCCACGCGCTTCTTGTTCTTGCCTTCGCCGTACACCACCTCGTACTCGTCAATGACCTTTGGCCGCAACTGTGGGTATTGCAGGTGCTCTTGCCAGCAGTCGAGGATGATGACGCACATCCCGCCGTCCAGTGGCTTGAACACGCCCATGGTGATACAGCCAGTCGGGTCGTTGTGCGTCTTGTCGCTTGTGGCGCAGTCGTAGCTCTGGATGATGTACTCCAGCTTGGGGAAAGGCTTGCCGTCTGGCCAGAGCCTGAACCACTCACGCTTAACGATGCCGCCCTCTTCGGGGTCAATGATCTCGGCGTGAATCTCCTGCCGGCCGAGCTTGGTGCCCTCGTACTGGAGAATCTGCTGTTGGAAGCTGGGTGCAAGGTTCTCCACGTTGACGTAGGTCGATGCCTTGGTCACCCTTACGTCATCCCCATCCCGATCAATCAAGTCCATGATCAAGGGCTTTGGCTTGGGCGTGGTCGATGCAATGATGCGTGTCTTCTTGCCCAACCGCACGGCGAACTGAATCTGATCCCACGCTTCTTGCAGGTAGTCCCACGCCGCCAGCTCGTCCAGCCAAGCTCCATGCCATTGGCCGCCGCGGAAACGCTCAGGCTCGGACGCTGGGATGCCCTTGATGAATGCCCCATTGATCAACTTGATCTCATGCAGGCTCTTGTTGTAGTCGGCAACGAATATCTTGGGGATGACGTTGAGCAACCCTGAGTCACCCTCAAAGCACGTGCCGCGGACGTCACCACTCGTTGGGGCGGACACCAGCCACCGACTGTTTGGCATGTTGATAGCCCATTGGCCAATCGTCTCGGCAGCCGCACGGGTCTTACCCGCTCCACGGCCAGCCAGCAGCAACCAGATGTTCCAGCCTTCGCCCGGCGGCTCAATCTGGTGTTTGTGCGCCTGATTGCTCCAGCCAATCTCCCACTCGAACAATGCCTTTTGGTAAATGTTGACCTTCTGAAGCTCCCCAACGATGTACTTTCGGTTTGGGGACAGCTCCTTACTCTTTTCCGTAGGCTTCGAGCTGTCTTGCATATCGTGCTGCCTTGGCCAATTCGCCGAAGATGTTGTGGCTGTTCTCGATCACCAACGGTGCATCGTCATCACCCTTGTGGGTGACGCTGTCGCCATACTTCTTGGGATTGAACTTAGCCAGCAGTTTCAACCGCGTCTCAATCTGGAGTTTGCGGTGACCCAGCATGTCCACCCGCTTGATGGACTTGGTCTTCTCACCCTTCTCATTTACCGACTCGGTCGTCTCTTCCACGAACTCAGGCGTGTCAGCAATCCTCAAGCAATCCTCAGCAATGGCGTCGTAGCCTACATCACGCGCATACGCGATGGCTGTGGAAAGATCAGCATCCTTCTTCATCCAATCGTAGACTGTCCTCCACGCTGGGAAGCCTTCTTGTCTGCATATCTCTCTCAGTGGTATCCCCTCACTGAGCTGCTCACACATCTGTTTGGCTATTAGGGGATCGTATGTGGATGGTCTACCGTTTTTTTTCTTTGCCGCGGATTTTTCTTCGGTCATATTTCAGTCCTTTCGCACATTCGTTTCAGTGCATTGTGGGCTGGAGTTTAACCTGAAGTTGTGGTTCTTGGGAAGACGCTGTCGATGTCGGCTTGCATGGCTTCTATGCCTTGCGGTGTGCCTTGCATTCGATAGACGGGTTCTCCTCCCATTTTGTCGTCT